ATCTCCCGTTCATAGTGTCGGTATGTAGGGGCTGGTTTATCTCTACCGCATCTCCTACCATGCTCGTTAGCCTCTTGCAAAGCCTGAAAAGCCCATTTGCAGTTAGTACACACCCAGTAGGGCGGGTTGCCTGGTGCGTCTTTCTTTTGTTCAATCATAGGTAACGACCCTTTGTCGGATAATTTTGGCGCAATCTTTTATAGTTGTTCTCTCTACTTGGGCAAATTCTGGTTGATCGGGCCATTCTAAAGTCATGTTTTCGACCAGTTTTGCGTCTTCCTCTCTCTGTTGTTTTGCAACTAAGATAGCAAAACGTTCAAGTGCTTTGGGGTGCGTTATGTGACAAGCTGGCAGATTAGCCTTTTGTGCCATTTTGTAAACTTCTTCTTTAGTCATATTCTTTCCCTGATTGCATCCATTTGAACGTATCCAGTTGAATCATCCAAAATTTCAATTATTTCATTGCGTTCATGCTCTCTTACCAGTTTGGCAAAGCGCTCAATCCATTCAGTCAGCTCATGGTCTGACTGGGTTGACATACTATAAATTTCATTATTTTCAATGTAAAACCCTGACTCTTTTGCCATCTTGATGATGTCTTCTTTGTTCATTCTTTATCATTCCTAATAGATAATGAGAACTTATTTGGTAAATTTCTACCATCAAGTTCATCTAATGCTTGGGCCGCATAATGGTAATAATTGTTTCTACCTAATTGCGCTCCATGAAGCTCCATAAGAAAGCCAACAGAAAATTTACGTTCATCTTTTGCTACTAAGTTCGCAAAATCTCTTAGGCTCATGTCCTCAATAATCAATTCGCCCGTGTCTGTTTTCCATGCGCCAGCTTCTATTGCCCAATTCAAAATATCTTCACTTGTCATTTGATTTCAACCACTAGGTTCCCGTTTGATCTGATGTAGTCTTTGGTTTTTTGGATGTACTTTTCAAAGTCTGACCTTGGAATGCTTGATTGTTGCAAATCAGCATATTCGATTAAATCCCTTACCGCTTGAATTCCCTCTCCAGATAAACCCATCTTGAGAGTTTTCATGTAGCGTTCGGCGGCTTGGTGGAGGGCATCTTGTGCTTTTTGGCAAACAGGTAAAACCTCATCTTTTCCGATGTTGTGCCTTGCCATCGTTTCGCTTAGGTTTAGAACGTCAACTAGGGTTCTCCAATCGGTTACTGTTCCATGTCCCTTAGTCATGGCTTCTAGTGCTGAGTATTCCATCATGCGTAGTTTGTCCAATTTATCCCTTTGAGTGATAGAAGCACCACTTATCGCATGAGAAATGGTGTTTATCTCTGTTGACCAAAACTTACGTTTAGTGCGCTTCCTCATGGTTCAATATCAGATTCTTGTTTGTAGTTCAGCTTGTGATGTTGAAAACGCATTGCCGCTTCCATATCCAACTCAGCATAAGCCTCTTCTGACATACATCCAACAATGTCACGCCCAGAGAACCAGACTTCCTTCACAGACTCGTTAAACGTGGATTTGTCCTCGTCTATTTCGTATTCATAGACTACTGTCACTACTTCGCTACCTTGACCGATTGTTGTGTCAAATTCCCAAGTATTTTCCATTTTGGACTCCTGTTAAAAATTAAATGTTATTCCTGTTTGACAGGGTTTTGAATAGGGACTTACCCTAGTCCAAGCACTCTTTGACGCAAATATCGACACCTGGCACAGTTGAATAAACCTTGGAAACGTGAATATTGACAATCTGGGAGTCGTCCTTATAGACCACCGAGTTCATGCCATCCTCCACACTTTTGAGGATATTTGACCCATCGGGCTTACGAATTGGCTTCTCAGAGCCGTTTGCAATGGCCTCCAAGCGCTTTTTAGTGCATGACTTAGGGATTGGTACTCTGATGTACAGATACAGGCTTACAGGTGTTTCCAATGGTTCTGTACTTCCCATTGCTTGCCTAGAGGCTTCTTTGATTAGGGCTTCATAGGTTCTTGTCTTCTCAGGGGTATAAGTACTTACAAAGTTACCCCTCTTGACGTATCTAGCCCTTTGTTTGCCAACAGGGTTAGCGTCTACTTTAAAAGTGACCATAAAGCTCATAGAAGTGTCCCATCTTTAATTCTGTTCATGTATTCTCGAATTCTGTCTCTAGCACCAACACCATAGATTCGCTCGGCTCTCTCTAATCTGGCACGAATGAGATCACGATTCTTTGATGTCTCCCAATTGCGATAAAGCTCCCTTGCTTCTGCTTGTTCAAGGATTACCCTATCGCTTGGGCTTTCAATGTTTCTTCTACTCCAAGTCACCTGTAAGCTCCAATGCTTTGTTTATCAGGTGCAAAGGATAAGGTACGCCTTCTTTTACCTTATCTAGCAGTCTCATAGCTTCGTAGTAGTTCATGCGAATAAAAGTTGTTGGGTTTTTACAGTAGTTCCAGAATCGTATCTTTGAGAGTCACCCTTTGGATATGGCATAACCTCATATTTCAACTTAGAACGTAATACTTTTTTATCAGTCTTTGATCCATGAAACAGAATGTATCGGTGTTTTCTAGATCGTTCAACATAGTAAAAATCATCACCATGTAACTCTTTGATCTCAGAAAGAGTTAGCCCATCACCAATGGTCTTGGCGTGCTTATGCTCTTGGCCTTTTATAGTCCAATCAATTCTGTTAGCTGATAAGCCAGTGTAAAGAAAATTAGTAGCCTGATATACATATCCAACATGGTTTTTACTCGTATCTGCAAATGAAACAACAATCATTGGTTTTGGCAACAACTTAATTGAATTCGCAATAAGGAATGATGCTTCGTTTTTATGGTTGTCCAACAAACATACTCGGTTTAGTTCTAAAACTTTGTTTGAGTATTCTTTCCCACAGATGCCCATGCAAAGTGGTGGTGAAGCGGGTATTCCATAGGTTACTACTCCAACAAGAATGTCATCTTTATATAAACCAAACGCAAACATAATTTGTGGCATCCGCTTGGCATAGTGTTTTTCAAGCAACCAAGGCTCTGCTTCAAAGTTATTGATAGGTAAAACTTTCATGCTTTATTCCACCTATGCTTTTCAAGCCACTTTTTAGCCTTCTCTTTGGCTTCCAATGCTGCTTGTTTATCGGCTTCAGTAGATTGCTTCTCGATCTGCAAAACCTCTTTTGTTGGGATGTGTGGCCCTTGGTTGCATAGATTGCGGAACTTTATTGCGCTCGGAATAAACTCACCCTCTAGTTTGGCAATGGCAAAGTCCATGCTTGGGCGGTATGTCAGGAAACGACCTAGTTGGGTTTTCCATTCCTGACGAACAAAGTCTGGATCTATGCCATCAAAATGGCGGTTAAATGGTGTTCCAAAGATAGCCATCATTCTCGCAAAGATGTAATCTAATCCTTGGTCTGCTGTGCAGAAATCAGTTTCCGAGTAGTTTGACATTGCCACCTCCAATTAAGCCTCTTGTTAAACCAGAAATAACTCTTTGGTTCATCTGACCAGTTTTGCTTAGGTTTTCATCTTTTACCCAATCAGCTTTGAAAGACTGCCAGTTTCGGACAATGGTTTCTTTCAATGCGTCTTCCAATGACCAACCTGCAATTCTTGCTTGCTCTTGTATGCCATCAATAACCAATTGAGTTACACGAGCTTTCTTAGATTTCCTGTGAGCAATAAATTCCTGCCAAACAGAATCAGAAACACCGATAGGTGTTGCAACGACAGTTGCTTTCTTTTGTGTCTTGTGTTCTGTGTTATGTGTATTGGGTAATGTGTTATGTGTAGCATTGCTTTCGGATTGCGTTGGCAATGCGTTCGCATCTCGCTTATTCCATCTAGCTTTAGCACTAGCACTAGCCTTCTCTGATTTGTCACCAGCTTTGGCTATTTCCTTGTTTGCCCTGTTGTGAATCCATCCATCATCAGTGCGCTCGAAATACTCTTGCAATACGATTGCAATGCTTTCGATATGCGAACGCATACGAATCTGTCTTGATACTTCAGCTTCATCAAGTGGAATTGGACATTCATGGAGATAGTACCAATCAAGCAAGCGCCTGTAGACTAAATCTTCTATCTCAGAAAGATGCGAAGTGTGACTTTGGTAGTCACCAATGTTGAACTGGTAATAGTACATATTTTCCGCTTTTTAAACCACCCTTAAAGGAATTGCCAGCAGGAGAAGGGTTAACTCTTTTCGGTGCGCTCATGACTTCGCACCTAGCTGGATTCCATAATATCAAACTAATTCTACTTTGTAAATTAAATCTTTTGATTGTTTGTGATCTGTTTAGTGAAATCAGGATTAGCTTTGTAAAGTCTGGCTGCTTGAGCATTCATAACTCTGTACTCAGCATCTGTAAAGATACCCTTTGCATTTCTGATATCAAATGGGTTTAACAAGCAACGAGGCTTTTCAGGTTTCTTGGATGCAATCATTCGGTCTTCTAGAGTGTATCTAGCCACCCAAGCACGCCCTATTTTCACCTTCTCAACTGTTAGTTCGTTTTTGTATCTCATCTTCTTACAAGCGGCTAAAACAGAAGTTCTAGGAATTCCTGTTAAGTTTTCTAGTTCATGGGAAGTGAGAGGGCCATTTTGTAAAGCCCTGATGATTGCTTCTTGTGTCATTTGTATAGGTTCTCTAGGTTGATTTTGCGGTTTAGATGTATCTCTAATGCTCTACCTAGCAAGGCAGTCATAGAGGCATCTAAGTCCTCTGGTTGGTTAATGTAAGCATCAGCCATCGACTCTGCATAAGCAAGCAATGTTTCAGCGCATTGTTTTTCAATTTGTTCAAGTTTCATAACGTGAGCCTAGCATGATAAAAAAGTGCAGTCTATTAGGGTTTATCCTAGGTAAATATTTGTAAAACCTATGGCACATTATCGGTGTGGGCAGTAATTAAGCCACATTTTTGATAAACAAATAGGAGTGAATATGAAAAATCAATCAGCATTTCCGTGGACAGCCGATGATGGAGAAATGATCCAAGGCGAAAAAGGCATGACCTTGCGAGACTACTTTGCAGGGCAAGCTCTTGCTGGCAATCTTGAGCAAGGCGTAGAAAATGATATGCACTGTGGATGGTGGCATGATTCTTCAAAGATTGCAAAAAGGGCGTATGCAATTGCTGATGCAATGCTAAAAGCAAGGGGCGAATGATGCCAATACTTAATGGAAAGAAGGTTGTAGACCTAGAAGTTGATGGAGTAGACAGTAGAGATTATCCAGATTTCTCTGATGCTTACTTCTCATATGCTTGTTATGAAAATGGAACACCTTTGACAGACGATGAGTTGGACAGACTCAGTGACCTGGCCTCTGATGTTCTATGGGAAATGGCTTTTGATAGGTTGCACTGATGAAAACACTATTTCAAACCTATGTGGAAGAGTTCTCTGACATCCACTACTGTCCTTATTGTTTGACAATAAAGGGAAACAGAATAGTTTGCTGCCAAGAAGCAGACTTTATTGAGTTCAAGGACTTAGACCTTGACCAACAAACACAAATCATTGATAACGAGTTAGATACTTACAGGAGTTAATATGGATAGTTACACACAAGACCCAAACCAATCAGGCTTATTGGTTGAGCGCAAAGAGTTAATCGCAAAGTTGTTGACAAAGAATGTCAATGACCATGTTGAGAAAAAGAATGGCCTATCCTACCTGTCATGGGCTTGGGCATGGGCAGAGGCTCTCAAAGCAGACGCTAATGCTACTTTCAAGGTAGAGATGTTCGATGGCAAGTGCTTTATGGACATTAACGGCACAGCAATGGTGTTCGTTACTGTGACGATGTTCAAAAAGCCAATGACTTGTCAACTACCTGTGATGGACTACCGAAACAAAGCAATCCCTAAACCAGATGCTTTTGCTGTTAACACTGCCATCATGCGTTGTATGACAAAAGCCCTTGCATTACATGGTCTTGGGATGTATTTGTATAGCGGAGAGGATCTTCCAGAAGAGGGTAAATCAGTAGTTATTACTCCTACTCAGGGAGCAATGGACAACATTCCTATTGAGGAATTACGATACCTAGAGGAATTAGCAATTGATTTGATTGCTACTTGCGAACAGGGTGATCCCAAGGCGGCTTGGGTTAAGTTGGAAGGAGAGAACTTAGACTCCGAACAAAAGGTGGCCTTGTGGACACTCCTTCCCAGTAAAGTAAGAAGTGCGTTAAAGAAAGCGAAGGAAATGTAATGGAAAAGAAAGATAACTCTGGTGTCTTGTTCAAGAACGACAAGAAAGAAACACCAAACCATCCTGATTACAAAGGAAATATCACAGTAGGTGGTCAGGATTACTGGCTATCAGCATGGATTAAAGAGGGTAAATCAGGCAAATTCATGGGTCTAGCAGTATCACCCAAGGAAGAGTACAAAGCGAAGCCCTCAGAGCGATCTAAGGCCACCAACTTTGATGATAGCGACCTGCCTTTCTGATAAACTTTTTTCGGGGGAAAGCGGATGCTGTGCCAGTTGCGATCAAAAGCCTCTGATAACGCACAGACGCAGCGAGTACCCCACCAATAGGAGTGAATAATGAATGATATGTTTAACAGAATGAAACTTTCAATGGATAACTTTTTTGGCACACCAGCATTTAAGTTGGTACGAAAAGAAGACCCTACAACGAGCCATCAGGCGGCTCAAGTGGTTGACACCACCAAACTCGAAAGACTTGTCTATGAGGCTATTAAAGGCTTTCCTGAAGGTTGTATTTCAGATCAAGTCTTAGAGTTGTTCCCGCAGTACCCATATTCCTCAATAACAGCACGATACAAATCTCTGTTAGACAAAGGATTCATTGAAATAGTGGGCGTTAAAGTAGGTCGCTCTGGCCGTAAACAACGTCTGATGAGGGCAATATGATTGAATTACCACCCCATTCAAAGATCAGTTATCCATCTATTCCTACTAAAGACTTCAAGTGGGAATCAGGATCGGATGTCCAGGCACTGTGGAGAAAGTATGGATGGACTCCACCTTCAGAGAAGATGCTGCCTCCTCCACCAGAGAAAGTTGGGAGGGTGAGATGAGTCTGTTTAAGATTATTGGTTGTCTACCAAAAGAGCCTGACTCTAAGTGTGAGAACTGTAAACGCAATGGACTAAAGAATGTTATCCATGTTTCTTGCATAAACAGTAAGGACAAGGCTTGTATTTATATGCCTATCTCTTTGCAGGAGAAGAAATGAACAGAGAAGAAATTATCCAAATGGCAAATAAGGCGTACGGTATAGATGAGGAAGGAAAACCATTTCATCCATCTGCTTTATTGCACCTTGAAATCTTTGCCAAGTTAGTAGCAGAGCATGAGCGTGAGCGTTTGGCAAAGGTGTTTGACGAACTTGATAAGGGCATCGGGTTTTATGACCCGCATGAGCCTGCTGAAATTATTAGGGGGCAAGCATGACTAAAGACAAATTGATTGAATTAGCACAAGTTGGCATGGGCATTCATTCACCTAATACGCCCGAATACGTTGTTTGTGAGGCATTGATTAAAGCCTTGGCACAGCCAGAGCCTGTAAAGATTGCCCACAAGCATGAATGGTTTAGAACAGGTGAAATGAAAGTCGGTCAAATGCGTTGCATAAGTTGTGGCACATGGGGACAAGCATGACTAAAGATGAAGCATTGAAGATGTGTCTTGAGTACATTGAAACAGATGCACACGAACGCAAATATGTCCGTCACGCCATCAAAGAAGCCTTGGCAGAGCAAGAGCCTAATTACAAAAAAGCACTTGAAGTGTGGCTAGACAAAACCGAGTGGATTCAAGAAACTGTCAAACCACATGAACTCGGGATGCACAGAGCCGATGTTTTAAAACAAAGAATTCAAGAAGCCTTGGCACAGCCAGAGCCACCACCTGAGTGCAAAACAGAAGCAGAAAAGACTGCTTATGCTTTTGGATGGTTTAAGTCAATGGAAGCACAGCGTACATGGGTTGGGCTGACGGATGAGGAGATTGATGAACTTTCACGCTCAATGGTGAAAGGCGACAAATCGGTTAACTGGCTGTGCCGAGCCATCGAAGCCAAACTCAAGGAGAAGAACACATGATTCACACTGACGAAGACGATGAATTTGATCGCATAAAACGTGAAAGTGCTATGCGTAAAGTACAAAGATTAGGACAAGAGATGCAACCAGAGAGAGATGAGTCTGGACAGCCCTACCATTGGGATATCTATGTCTCTCCATCACAGAGAAACGAAGTACTAGAGGAAGTCGCTAAAGAGTTTGACAAGATGAAGGTCTTTGGAGACACAGCACAGAGTTTTGCTCAATTCGTTAGAAACATGAAGAGTTAAGCAGTAAGAACAGAGAGAGCATGAGCAATATGTTTTTCTCTGTCTGCCAAACCTATAAATCCACCATTGATCTTTTTAGTCATGGTTCTATAGTCTTGAGAATCAGCATACTGGTTTAACTTATGAGTATCCCAAAACCAACCCGCTGTCAGTGCAGCGTACATAGGAGTTGCCACTAGATCAGGATTCATCACAAAATCCACTCCTAAAGCCTGACCCGCATGATAGTAGTTGGCGTGTCCTGTCAATTGGATACAACCTCTTCCCCTGAAACGATAGCCATCACCAGAAGCCTCATCCCTGTTTCCCATACGATTAGAGTAAACAGTATTGGCAATCAACTTAGGATTACGAGCGCACATCTGTGCTTTGGTGGTGTCAAACCTTTTAGGCCATAACTTCTGTAAAGCCTCTGCACGATAGTTCAGGTTCTCTGACAGAATCTTAAAGTTCCCACACTCATGCCCACATTGACCAATAAAAGCCGCCTTTCTTAGCGGATTCATAATGTCAAAACGCTCAAAAGTAGCGTTTAAACCATCCAACCACTCAGGGCCAATGTGAAGTTGTTTGAGTTGTTCAGTGTTTATCATTCAACAAGTCTCTCATCTGGTTATACGAGTCCACACAAGCATTAAGAGCCGCTGTATTCCTATCACCCTGTGCAACTATTTCTGCAATGGCTTGGAGGGTGGCTCGCTCGGCATCAGAAGCTGTGTCAGGCGCTCTGTCAGGTTCACTGGTTGCTTTTGTATCTGTGGTGGCAACGGTGGTATTTGTGGGGGCTTGTACACAACTTGGGGCGGAGATCCGCAGCCGACCAGCCCTAATAGCCCGATCAAGAGCAGATTGTTTTTCATTGACAACATTGTTAACCTCCAAAAGTTTACTGGCAGTACTGTTCAGTTGTTCATTAAGTTTCTGTTCTGTTTGACGAGATTCTTCATTCTTCCTGGCAATCTGTATCTGCATCTCTTTATCTCTGTCTGACCAACCAAAGTGATAACCACCTCGGTATGTCCCAAACAAAGTTATACACAGACCAACCAATAGCCAAGGAAGTGGTATGCCAAACATTATCCAACCTCTTTTCTAGCCATCGCCAACTGCTCTCTTTCGTGATCTGCTTCTAACAAATCAGGTGGAGTAGTCGGAGGAGGAGGCGGTGTCCAAGACTCATCTAAATCAGGATTCTTGAAGTTCAACCAGTTAGGTGCTGTTGGAGACCAAGTGTTTTGAGCCACAGGAGGTGGTGGAGGCGGTGTAGGGTTAGGTGGAGGCGTTGGAGGGCCTTGGATCGCGTTTAAAGCCGTTCCAACACCCTTCTTACCGATAACACCACCGATACCACCAACAATCAGCAGAACAATGTCGTTCAACATCTTGGTGTAGGCCATGTCGATGGGAGCCATGCTCTTGATTGGCTGAGTCACAAAGGTTACAGAATAGAGCAAAGCAATCACAATGAAGCACAGAATCAATGTGACCATGACAACCACAAAGCCCCAAACATAGGTCTCTACCTCTTCAATTGTTGGTCTTTTCTTGTTGGACATCGTTAACCTTTTTCTCAAGAATTGGTGCTACCAAGTATTCAGGACAAGTCTGGGTGAACAGACAGCGAGGTTTTTGACAACTCTCATGCACAAAGTTATCAGGATTCTGGCAAAAATATCTGTATTTATCTTCGCATCCAGTTAACAGTAAAAGCAGTAAAAGATATCTCATTTACCAAGACCAACCTTTCCAAGTAAAAGATCTACCACCTTCGCAGCCAAGTCATCAGGTAAATACTTCAACAATCCAAGAAACCACCAAGCAACACAGCCATAAATGAACACCTTTAGAAACATATCAAATTGTTTCTGATACTCATTCACCGACCACACCTTACTTGTTTGCAGTACTCTTGGAACTCAATAACCGCATAACCAACACCAAGAAACAAAAGAATCAAAACAAAAGCACCAATTACGATAGCGGCTTGCTCTTCTTGTTCTTCTTTCTTTTTCTTAGCATCTGCTTTAGCTTGACGAGCCAAATGAGCATCCTCAATGTCCATCTGTTGCGCTCTCTCCTTAATCTTGTTCCAAACATCTATCTTTCCTGTTTGCATGAACAACATCTGAAGCTCTTTTTCAAACTGCCTAGTCTGCTCTAATGCCATCTCAATTTGCAAAGCATGACCCATATTTGAGCCACCAGACCTCTTGGCCTCAACCATAGCCTTAGATGCTTGGCTCTTGGCATCAAACATCTTTCCAATCATCGGAGCAAGACCACCAATATCGTTGGCAACCTTACTGGCCTTCTTGACCATTGTGATGGCTTTTTGAAGACCCTCTAAAGCACTTAACGGATCAATCATTTCTTTCTCTCCCACTTAATGCAAACAACCTTACGGTTGAAAACATCACCAGTCCAAGTCCATTTAATACATCGGTACTCTATGGTTGCCGCCAAGAGAAAGGCGATCACGGAAATGCCCAAACAACAATATAACTACAAAAAATTACAAAACAAAGAAGTAGGACTGAGGCTATTACTTCAGTCCAATCTTTCATTGTCTTTCTGAAAGGTTGTACTGTCCAACAGCACTTGGTGCTACAACGCCACCAATAGGCGCTGATTGCCGAGAAAACATCCCACCCAAACGTTGTAAAAGCTCTGGACGCTGGCGTAACAACATATCAATTGCTTTTTGCCCACCAGGACTGTATGCGGGAGGAATAATGCCAACTGCGGGAATTGCTACTTGAGGTTGAGACAACAGTCCCAATCCACCAACAGTAGATGCCGCAATTCGCCCCTCTAAGGTTGATCTTGCTGTGTCTCCAAGAACTTGAACTGCCGCATCAGAGACTTCTTGTCCTTTGGCACGACCTTTGGCAAATGAAGTTTTACGTCTTGTTTGATCTTGCTGACGAACAGCAGTAGAGAATTGTTTTGGTGTGAAAACACCATTATCTGCACCAGAGTTTGCCGCAGCAACATTGATTACTGACAAATCACTATATGCACTGTCAATTCTACGCAACTTGGATGTTTGTTTTGGATTCTGGAAATACAACTCTTTTTTGATAGCACCAAGAACATCAGTTAAAGCCTCTCCAACCTCACGTTCGGAAGCAGTTGCACTATTAGCGTAGTTACTTGCTTTCTTGCGTAAGTCAGACTCAATGCCTTTGTATGTTTGACCATCAATCTTTTGACCAGCAAACTTACCGAAAACAATGTCGTTCAATGTTTCTGTAATTTGAGTTCTTTGATTTGAATCTAAACTCTTTGCTTTACTCAAAGCACCAAGGATGTTGCTAGTAGTTGCAAAGTCCAAGTCAAATGACATCTTTGATAAAACATCATCATACTTTTTAGAGACTTCATCTGAAGCGTAAGCAATGGCATCTCTGCCAACAACATCAGCAGGTAATTTGTCGTCAACTTTCTGAAGAGCTTTGTTTATTACACCCTTGTTAAAATCAAACAATACACGCTGTCTTGCGTTTTCAATGCTTGATCCAATTAAAGGTAAGTTTTGAGCAAACTCTTCAATTGTCTTAAATTGACCACCAAGAGTTTGACCTGTTGTTGGTGTGATTCCAAGATCACGCATGGTTTTCTCTGCTTTGGAAACTAATGGGTTGAGTACTCGACCAGCGCCAGCAACAACCTTTTCACCGATAGGGCCAGTAACTGCACCTACCGCAACTTGTTCAGTCTTCTGTTCACCAAAAGTGCCTTCTCCAACAGCGGGTTGCATAGCTCCACCTACAGCACCACCTGCTGCCGCTTGCCCAATAGTAGAAACACCTCTTGCCTTGGCTAATTGAGCAACTCTTGCCGCGGGAAGCAAACTAGCGGGGTTTAGTATGTTTCCACCTAAACGTGATACATCGAAACCAGACTCACCTTGAGCCGCACGTTGTGCTTGGTATGCTTGCTCTTCAGCTTTAGCCATCTCGTCTACACGCTTTGCCTCTTCTGAGAAAAATTGGCTAACAGGATTAGGAACAGCACCACCCAAACTGGTGATCCCTGCTAAAGCACGAGGAAGCAATTGAGCGCCACCAGTGATAGGATCTTTTAAACCCATCATAAATCCAGAAGATGGAGCTTTAGCTTGAGGCATAGTGCCAGAGATAGCTTGCGCTATTTGCTCATCAGACATCCCATCTGGAAACTCAATTACATCCTTACCAACCTGAACATAAGTAGGCATATTATTCTCCAGTTACTGTCTCAAGTGTGCGAGTTTGAGGATTCCACCGTTTTGTTGGCTTTTGTGCTGTTGGCGTAACAGGCGTAATTGGTAGTGCAGTACCACCTTTAGCCGATTGTGTTTGTAGCCTTATGCGTTCAATGTTGTTTTGAACTTTCTTTTCTGCACTAATCAAAGTACGTTTCATTGACTCAGGCTCAAGACGTTGATTACCCGCAACTACGCTCTGCAAGTATTTAAGTTCTTCATTAGAATCATTGCCACCAAACTGTTGCAAACGAGGTATAACAATCTCACCAATGTTTGCCATAAATACTTCTGTATTTACGACCTTTTTAGGATCGCCAATGCCAGTGTATTTTGCTACAAATTGTTTTTCAGGGCCAAAAGCACCGCCATAGATTCCTTGATTCAACAAACCAAGTGCATCTTTATATGCGGTTTGCAAAGAGAATTGCTGTTCAATATTGGCTATATTTTCACCAATAATCTTTGATGCCGCTTTAGCAGCCGCACCAGTATCAACATTGATACCACCAATAGTGACGTTGCCAGTTCCTTTGCCAGCGCCTTCAACCTTTTTAGTTGCGTATTCAAGCATACGTTTTTGGAAAGGCTCAGTTCCTGGTATTAAACCAGCCTCAGTTAATGTTTTGGCAAATTCTGAGTATTTTTGGGCATCAGGGCCTTTGTATATTTCAGCACCAGTAACAGCATCAACCAAAGCATTTCCAACAACAACTGTCTTAGGAGCTTTTTCAACTTGTTGTTGAATAGCCTCAAGTCTTCTGGTTGTAAGATTTAGTTGAGCATCTCTTTCAGGAGATGATGGCTGTTGGGTTAAAGCATCTAATTGAGTGTTTAGCTCAGCAATTCTGTCGGAAATCAATATCTGCGGAGGAACTGATTGTTGACGTTCACGATTAGCCGCAGCATTACGCTGTGCCGCCAATGCTTGTTCACTTTCAGCCTTACGACCAACATCTGCAAGGTACATAGCACCTTGTGTATCTCCCGCTTGAGATAACATCTGAACGCCCCTAGCAATAGATGCAGGATCAGCGTAGTTAATCTGTTGAGCAATCTGTTGTCTAGCAGTAATGCGAGCTAGTTCAGGGTCTTGACCACCCAAACCTCTGCCAATAGCAGTGCCAAGCATATTTGCACCACGACCTATTGCATAGTTGGCCTGTTCAAAAGGAGATAACTTTGCGTATTGCAATGCTTGTGCGTCAGCCTGAGCCTGTTGGCTTTGCTGATACATTTCTGGCGTTATGCCAAATAAAGATTGGACGATATCTGCCATGATTTACTCCTTATGCGCTACCAAAAGCGCCACCTTGAACAGCGCCATCATACATACCATAACCAATGATATCGTTACTACCACGACCACCATTGAACCAATTGGCTGCCGCGTTTGTAAGTGATGGGCTTCGTGAGAATCCAGTTAGAGCAGTAGCAAATGGGTTGTAAGCATTAGCCATGCCCATTGATTGAGCCGCACCGCTACCCCCTTGGAACAAAGCATTAGCACCAGTAGGATTAGCCACTTTAGCGCCAATACCCGCACCAATATCCAATGGTTGTTGACCAAGATTCTCAAGTCCTGTAGCACCAGACAGATACGCTTGGTAAGGCGCTAAAGCACCCGCTTGACCTTGATAACCTTGAGTTAACAAGTTGCCACCAGTACCAAACAATCCCGCACCAAAGGCAGTCTGTTGTTGACCAGCTTGCATTGCTTGTGCCGCCAATTGAGCATCTTGTTGAGCCAAAGCGTTATAGTAGGCTTCTGTCTCAGGATTGGAAGCACCAAGACCTGCCGCACCACTTGGCCTAGCACCAGTAGCACCCACAGATAGACCCCCCCTACCTGTTTGGAATAATTGGTTTTGCAATGCTCCATACTGACGTTCACGACTAGGAGCTAACAACTCTTGTTGTTTAGCCATGTACTGCTGTGCCGCCTCTTGAGGAGACTGAGCAATGTACTGTTGACCAAGATTAAACAAACCTTGTGCCGCACCCTGTAAAGGGGCAAACTGTTGTTGAGCGCCTTCAGCTTGAGTTAAACCTGTACCCGCTAGACCTAAGAATCGGTCTTGCATGGCCTTCATCTCTGGAGTCAAGGTATAACCCGCACCAGTAACCCTACCATTGGCATCAGTCTGGAACTGAGACTGTCCAAATCGAGTAGTTACTCCAACAGGACGGAAACGTGCTTCATCAGCCGCTAACTGTGCCGCTTTAAGTTGTGCATCAGCCTGAGTCTGTGCGGCTCGTTTAGCTGAATTACCACCAATCAAGCCTCCCAACAGAGAAGCGCCACCACCAATTAAGGCTGCTGTAAAAGGCATATCAAACTCCAATCAAAATGTCGTCCACTTTTGACGGATCTTTCTCGTCAGTGGCATGAATACAAAACCAAACACAATCCGTAATCGCTTTAACACCATGTGTGAGACCCGCTTTGATCTCAATACATGATGGCGCTTCAATAATCTCTATCTCTTCACCCTTCATCACCGCTACCTTGCCTTTAGCTAAGATAGACAAGTGACTGAACTCATGCGTATGTTTCAGAATGGCTGTACCCGCGCCAAACTGCGCTTCCTTGGCATACAAACCATCACTGAAATGATGTGAAATCATGCTGTGCGTTTCCACATATAAACAGTAATGTATGGCTGATAGTTAGCATTAGTGCCACTAGAACCTGTTGATGCATTGGTAGTAGCAACAGTAACACCAGTTGTCTTTGACTCAACCAAGTTCTCACCACCAGTAGGAGCAGTAGTTTTATAACCCCTGTTAGTAGTAGAGTCTCCACCCTGAACATTTCGTGATGTTGACTCGCTAAGACCTCGTGTAACACCAGTAGCATCCGCACCCATCAATCCGTGTGAGTGACCCGCATCAGTAACAGTAGAAGTTGCTGTGTGAGTGTGGGTGACAGTAATAGCATCTGCACTACCGCCAGTTTCTTCAGCAGTGTCAAATAGTGCATTGCTAGAATCAAAGCCAACCATGACCCGACCTGCACCAAATGCTGTCCAAGTACCGAAACCTAACAGAGTGCCAGGATTAGTCGAAACAACCGCAGTGTAGATTGCTCCAACAGGAAACAAAGCAGACTTGATTGCCGCAGCAGCCGTAGACACTGCCGAATCTGCATAAGCAGTAGTCGCCAATTGAGTGTTATTCGTACCCGCAGAAGCAGTAGGTGCTAGTGGAGTTCCAGTAAACGTAGGAGATACTAAATCAGCCTTAGTCGCAATAGCAGTAGAGATATTGTTGAACTCAGTATTTATCTCAGTACCCTTAACAATCTTGAGTGGATCGCCACTAGAAAGTGCGTCTTTGGTAGCAAAGTTAGTGCTTTGTGTGTAATTAGACACTTAAGTCTCCTTGATTTAGGTAGGAATTCATACTGTTTTCCCGTCTTTAGATTGGATCTCAATGCGTTGAATTGATAGCGCATTACCATTGATGTTTGATTCATAACCAGTTTGAACAATTTTACCGCTACCAGATGCAGAGGCACTCAATGTCTGTATGGCAACACCACTTGAATATTGAGCAACAGGAACACCATTAGAACCATACTCAGCAACCCCATACTCCGATACTCCTTGAGTTGGAATATTTGCATTGGTTGACAAGTAGTTAGTAGCAAAATCAAATCCCCACTTGATCGTGACAAACTGATTAGATCCACCAATCACCACGACCTTGATCCTCTTGAGCAAAGAAGTAACATTAGCATTGCCCAAATCAGCATGGTTTGTATAGTACTGAAATCGGTACACAGAAGCATCATCTAAATAGCCAGAGTATTTAGCAATGTATCCAGTCTTACCAATCAACAAATCACCGTTTCTACGAGCAAACAATGCAGAAGGCTCAATAGAGTCCCAAGTAGTGACCCTGAACGATCCATCTTGTAATTGACCACGAGTATCAAAGCAATAAACCTCTTTAGATACTGGCAAAACAAGAAGATAGAACGCTTCACTCTCTGAGTAAACAGATTTGATATTAGAAGCAGTCTCTCCAGACACACTCAACATCAAATCATTGCGAACATTCTTAGATAAGTCTCCAATAGGTACAGACTTCTCAATCACCGTTCTGGCAAATGATCTGACACCTGAGTTAGACAAGAACAGAACATCCTTACCAGTACTTTGAATAGAATCCCTAGAAATACATCCAATGCTGTTTACAGTGTCTGCCAAAGTAATCGTAGCAGGAGATGTAGCACCTGAATACACAAGAATCTGTCTCTGACCAAAGATGATCAAGAAATTGTTGTGCGCTGCCAAACCAGTAATGTTATCTGCACCATTAGGCCATACCAAATTGGTATTCAAAGAACCCGCAGTGCCACCACTCCAAACATGACCAGCCAACAGATCAGAGAAGTAAACAGTCGTGTTATCAGTAGTAGTATCTGCAACCCACAAACGACCATACGCTGAAGTAACGATGTTTCCAGAAGGAACTGTTCCTGTATAACCTGTCTTCTCAGTAACCCTACGATATGTCGTAGTGCTAACAGCGGGGTCATAGATTATTGGGTCATGGTCTGCTTGAAAGAAATAAGTAATTCCATTCAACGAAGCACAAGCCCAATTGCTTGCAGTAATCGTAGGGGCAGTACCACCCCCTCCATAGGTCAACTCAGTAACTGAAGTGCCACTAAGTTTGAATATCTTATTGTTTCCCGCAAACAGAACAGTCAATGTGCCATCAGTTTGAACTAACTCGTGAATAACACCAACATTGTTTGAGCCTAAGTTACCAGTAGAAGAGTTAACCTTTGTCCAACCCTTGCGTGAACCAACACGACCATATCGGTCAATCACACAGTTAGTCGCTACCAAAGCAAAGCCAGCCGCCAAATCTAATGGCGAGTCCTGAGTATTCAGGCCAAAGAATCCTGGCGCTGAGATGCTTACAGTCTGTAGGGCTTGGCTCATACAGCTACAAACTCCTGATTCTCAGGATAACGAGTGGCTTCTAAAGCAATCTGGTCTGACAACATAGACCTATACAGTTGATAAGCCTCAGAAGAGTTTAAACCCCCATCCTCACCTCGCTCAACCAATGCCCTTGCATAAGCATTCTGAACAACAAGAGTATCAGGAACTAACACAGAAGTTCCGTCAGCAGCCAATGGTGCTTGAGGTACTATGAGGGCAAATGGAATGTTGTATACGCCATCAGGTCTTGGGTAAAAAACTACTTTTGTATCTCCATTACCATCTACACCATCAAATGCGTAATACTCAGGAATTCCACTTATTGTAGGAACAAGATTCTGAAATCTGTTCATCTCTACAAAAGAGATATTCTGCAATGGAACATTAGATGTTGTATTCAAAGCATCCTGTACTTGGAACTTCTGACCAGAACCAGTTAATGAGTAAACATAAGTTCCAGAAGTAGTAGTTACGGTTGTTGTCTGACCTAATACATTCCAACTGAAAGCATCTTCAATCTGACGTTTAGCATCGTTGACAAACAAGCCAATTAGAGTTGAGTAAGAAGTCTCAGAATTAGTAGAGACTTGGGTTTCACGCAAACGAATCAATACGTTGTTGATCAGTTGTAGATAGGTCATAGTCGTTGCACTCCTTCAACCTCAAAGGTTGCTATAAAACTGAATGAACTGCCAGCTTCAGTCGTAATTTGTATCTTATCTCCTTCTTCTAAGACAATGTAAGCATTGCCATCAAATTGAAGGTAGTTCTTTGCAGTGAAGTTGTATTCAGTAAGAATATCGTAAGAAGTGTTGGTGCTTGCGTCATACCAAACTACTGTGATGTGCTTTGTAGAACCACCAGTATTGTGGATGTACATGACAGTAAATTTGGCGTAGTAAGCCGTTGGTACTGTATAAACAGTAGTCAATGTTGCCGCAGTAGGCTCAACTCCAACGGATATTGGTCTCATTTGTTCCTCTTAGATATCGCTTTAGCCTTCGCTTTAGCGTCTTCCTTGGATGATGCTCCCCAAGCTCTAAGAGAAAGTAAAAGTCGAGTAGGCTTTCCATCTTTCATCTCAGCGCCAGGCATATTGCCCATTCGTGCTAAAAAGGATGCCCTACGAGGGTTGTCTCCCGACTTTACTGGAGGCTTTAGATTGCCACCAGTTTCTGCATTATAAGATGCTCTACCCTTGGCATTCAATCCCCCTTTGGGATTTTTTCCAGCTTTTGTTTGCCAAGCAGGGGATTTCATTTCTTCTTAGCAGTCTTAGCCGCTTGCTTAAATGCCGCATCAGTAGGAGCGCCTTTAGATCCAACTTTACGCATCTTTTCCTTAGAACCCGCTTTGATACGTTCTCTCTTGGCAGCAATATTGGAATACAGACCTTGTTTCATTTCTTCTTCCTAGCTTGAGATAAAGCAATAGCAATGGTTTGTTTAGGCTTCTTGACTACAGGGCCACCTTTGCCAGAGTGAAGCGTTCCCGCCTTGTACTCTCGCATGACCTTAGAGATCTTGGCTTCTGCTTTAGTCTTTTTCATTTTGATCTACCAGATTTCTTCATCATGTTAGTAGCAGTACGGCTACCACGAGTAGGCATAGGACGAGGTTTGCCAACAGCAACCATTACAGTTACAGGCATACTCTTGGCCTTCTTAGGCATCTTAGAACTGGTCATCTTTGCTTTTCCGTACATGATTTCACCTTATTAGTTTGGTTGCAACAAAAGAAATGACACCGCCAACAACAGAGGCGATAGCCATTCCAACAAAGAAACCGCCTTTAGACTTGTTAGCCATCTCAAGCAGTAATTTAATATCTTGTCGAAGTCCATGAACTTCTGCCTGCAAAGCCTCAACTTGGGCTTCTAACTTACCGAATTCTCTAGGGTCAATTTCAGACATTTGCAACTTTCTTTGGTCTACCTAACTTCTTTACAGGAGTAGGAGGGGATAAAACCATAGGCTTTTCGTATGTTTCTACTTGTTCTTCATCAATACGAACATAACCCGCATGACCCTTCATAGAGTCAATATCATGTTGGTGGACAAAGGTTACAGTCTGACCACTTTGTAAACAGCGAAAGGTTGCCATAAATACTCCGTTAAAAAGGGGGTTATTAGCCCCCTTTTATTAAACTACTGCACGAGCAACGATAAATTGCAAGGTAGTAGATGCCAAGTCAACAGAACCTGCTGTTGGGTTGTAAGTCACAATGGTAACGGTGTTAGCGGATGAAACATAGGCTCTACGAACCAAACCTGCTTCAGAAACGCCAATTGACATACCAAGAACCATGTCGCCCAAAGCAACGCCTGGCACTGTGATTGTATCTGTAGCGGTAGCAGTAGTGGCTACTGATGCGCTATCAAGAGTACAAGAAACGTCCCATGTATCTGTAAACAGACCACGGAACTGGTCATTACCCCTGCGGGATGTGACTGCTGTTGCTGCTGCCATAATAATTCTCCTAATTAAGTTAAAAAAGTCCCCCCACCACTAGGATGAGGGGCGCAACTGCAATTAGGCTGGAACTGCCAAAGCAAAAGCAGCTGACGCATCAGCGGCAGTGCTAGTAGCGCTAGTGCGAAGAGCCTTAACACCATACAAAGTATCAGCAGTAAACAATGTACCAAGGTACTCTTGCTTGTACTGAGTCTGTGAACGGATGCCAAGTTGCTCAACCAACACCATAGCGTCTTTGTGGCCCATCAAGCAGATACGGTCAGTGCCAGAAGAACCAGCACCAGTATCAGCGTTAGATGAGGCAAACACAGCCATGCCGTAGAGTTGACCAATTTCACCGTTGCGGATCGCATCACCGTTACCGATAAATGCTTGCTCAGTGTAACGAGCCAAACCCATCAAAGTGTTGCGGCTTGAGGGTGGGATCAAGAAGAAACGACCGTCCATAGGAATGTCGTTGTCATCAAGACGCTGAATGGTTCTACGAATAGCGGCATCAGTCAAAGCGGCTGCATTTGAAGATGTGCTGTTATAAGCAGTAGTACCATCAGAACCAACATAGGCTTTGGTAGATGTATTGCTAGTAGCGTAGTCGTTAGTACCAACTGTAGCGCCATTGAAGGCACGACCCAATTGAACCAAGTCAGTGTCGATGCGTTTAGCCAAAGCATAACCAGCGTCTTCTGTGTAGAAAGAACGCAGTGATGTCAGGGCTTGAACTTCAACGATGTCTTCGATCAAACGTGAGTATTCATAGTGCTTGTTGATCAACACTTGAATGTTGGTGTCGCTCTCTGCAATCAGAGTAACGGCATCTGTAGCGGCTTTAGCAGAAGCATTGCCACGAGCAGGGCTAGGGATGTTAACAGTGTCACCCTTTTTGCCTTTGAAAGACATCTTCTTGACCAAATTAGCCAAAACGAGGTTCTTTTTATAGGCGGCAACAATTTCATCACTCCAAATTTCTGGAATGAAGTTAGCTGCGGAGGTAGTGGTTACACTATTTGTTGGGGAAAATGCGGTATTAGCCATGATTAAGTTTCCTAAGTTAAATTATCGAACACGCCCTTCAGAATACGCCTGCATGATTTCATCACTCAATGCCTCGTATCTTGATGGGTCTGTCATCTTGAGACGAATAAGGTCTGTCCGTCTGTAAACTCTCTTTGAACTCTCTCCAGAGCCTCCTACATCAACTTGTGCGGCTTTCATGCTCTTAGTCCTCTGTGCGTTACCCGCTTGTTCAGACTCTTTTGCCTTGATGCCACGAAGTTGTTTGAAGGTAGACAACAATTCATTAGCCGAATCATAGTCAAACTCACCATCAGCCTTTGCATAGAGTCCTAGACGTACAGGTGAGGATTTCACCCAGTTTTGGAACTCAGAATCATTGACTACTTGGGAGTAATCAGGATGATCTTGCGCTAACTTCTGTTGAATCTGCATCCTTTTGAACTCTAAACCCGCTTGTCGGGCGGCAAGTACATCTGGATGTCTATCAATCGTATTCTGAACTGCTTTCTGAGGATTCTCAAAAAAGTCAACTTCAGGTTCAGCCTCTACTTGCTGTTGTTTTGATCCGAGGTTTTGCTTTAACAACTCATCAGCTAATTTACGGACTTCACCGACTTCTTGAGCCTGTTTACCAATTAGCTTTTCAGCCTCTTGGTGCATCCGTACGATTTCTTCTAAACTTTTAGCCCTGTATTTCTCAGGAAGTTCAGGTTTATTTTCTTCAACTTCGAGTTCGCCAAGCGGCTCTTTTTCGTCATCAATCAGCATATTTATGTTCCTGCCAAAATGGTTGTAGGATAATCAACTCGGCTTATCGCTTATGAGTTGGCTTTGCGCTCGGCATTTAACTTATCAGTATGTTTGCGCTCAAACCGCCCATAAGAGGACGGAAAATGCCCAGACCAACCTTCTAAGTTAAACTTCGGTGCGCTTATGACACGATGAGCTAACCCACCGCATCCACACTTAACTTCAGTAATCTCATAACTTACTAAAGACTCAGTGCGCTGTCCACATTCGCAGACAAATTCATATATTCTTTTCATTCAAGTCCTCATACGCTCTTTCGCTAACACTTTTAAGCGTTTTTAGCCATGTAAGGATAGAAATCTCGCCTTTGCGAAATTGTAAACTTTTTTCGTCAGCAATGGTAGAGACATTATTTGTTGCCTCCAACATTACATCAATGTCTTCCATAAGGTCAATCCAACCTTGTTGAGAGAACAAATCAAACCTTGCCTCGTAGTAACGTTGCAACTCGGGGTTCATTTTGGCTCTACATCTGTAACTGTTTCAATAGATTGCTTCAACATGGAGAAGAAAGCATCCCTACCTACCTGAAGTTGATCAACATTGAATCTAGCAGAGCCTAACTTTCGGTCTAGGTCTGCTACATGGTTGACAAGAGTTTGTTGCTCTTGAGTCATGTCTTCAAACTGATATTCAATTCCGTCAATAGTCACTGGGGTTTTTGTGTTGTTGCCCATGATTTTCCTTTAAATTGCCATCAAGATCAGGTGATGGCTTCCTGGTTACCAAGGTGTACCAGAGGCTTGTACAGGGTTCTTTAACAAGTCAATCTGGTTTGCCAAAGATGCTTCTGTAGAAGATTTATTAACTTGTTCCCAAACCCATTCTAAAACTTCTTCTTTAGTCAGTTCTTCGTAGGGTACTGTTGGAGTTCCTTCAGGCCATCCACAAGTAGAGTAAGCAGATGTAGAGTATTCTCCATCTACTGCATTACATTGCCAATGAGCGCAAGTAACGAATCCTGTAGCGACATCTCTGTCTAGGGTTGAAATGTTCCAGTTATAAGTAATAGCCATGATTTTCCTTTAAGTTAGAGTCCTGCGTCTGCGAGTCGTTTACGGAGTGATTGAATTTCCTTGACCAACATTGGGACAAGTTTGGAGTAGTCAACAGCCATCATTTCTTCTGAGTCTTCAGGTTGATGTACTGCTTCAGGAGCAACAGTTACTAGTTCTTGGGCTACAAAACCATAACGCTGATGTGAGCCGTCTGCTTTCCAATCAAACTTACGAACTTGCAAAGCGTCAATCAATGTAGATGCAAAATCTGCGTCTTGGATATTCTCTTTTAGGCGTTGATCTGATGAAGTGTTATATGCAGTCGCTACATCAGTTGTTGTAATACTTCCAACAGTTGTTCCTGATCGATCAAATCGAATTGATGCAGAAGAAGTTGATCCAGTTCTAGTATCATTAGTTACTATAGGAATTGCTATTGTTTGGCTATTTGATTCAACAGTAATACGACCTCTTAGTGTCGTAGTACCCACTAGAAAATTACCAGAGGAGTCTATACGAGCACGTTCCGTTGCAGTTGTAGCTCCATACCAAATATGAGCACCATTTGAGCCAACCAAATACTTAGTGTATTGAGCATCGGTAAGGGTTGTATTGTCATTAACAGTTAAGCCAAATGCTTCTGTGTTGGTGGTTGTGCTATATGTGTGATACAGGTTAGAACCATAAGTTGTACCAGAACGAAGAATAGCGATACCAGAATCAGCCGCATTGTTTGCAGAGATGTTTTTTGTTGATGTAATTCTTTGAAGAGCAGTAGTACCGCCCACTAGCAAATTACCAGAGGAGTCTATACGAGCACGCTCAGTAATGTTTCCGCCATTAGCTCGTGTAGCAAAAGAAATCTTTGATGCAAAGTCATTCAAAGTAGCATTTTCTTTGCCACCATAAATACCACACAAAGGTAAATTTTGAGTAGTATTAAATGCCACTGAAAAAGCAATACCTGCTTGTGGTGTTGTAGTGTATGCGTCTGTAGAACGAACCACCATGTTGTACTTCAAGTCGGTATCAGAAGAAGATGCTGATGAAACATCTAATCTTTGAGCAGGACTTGTAGTACCAATACCTAATCGACCACTAGCATCCAGAGTCATTTCCTGAATAAAGGTAATAGGAGCATTTGCTGAACCTGATGCGGCTATATGCCAATTATGAGAGCCATTTGCTTGCTGGTAGTAGGTGGCATAGCCTGCTCCACCATACTTCCAAGAAGTGTCGTAATAGGCATTAGTTCCAAGGATTGTTTGTCCAGCCGCTCCAAACAAGAAAGGGCCTGTAACGGCAGTAAGTTGCAAAACTTTACCAATAGCCCATCCAGTATTTGGACTAACTCCTAATCCAAGGTTGCCAGATGTATCAATACGAGCGCGGTCTACTCCATTTGTTACAAAGTTAATATAACCTGTTGCACCAAACTCTACGTTGGCTGATGTTCCAATCAAATAACCAACACCAGTTCCACCAACTTGAAATTCGTAAGCCGCTTGAGAACTTCCGTTTACAGCTAGGTTTTGACGACCAGAAGATGTGTAGGCGGAGGCTGTAGTACCAACCAAAAGACGACCACTAGCATCTAGAGTCATTGCCTGAGTCCAAGTAATGGCTGTGTTTGCTCCCCCTACACCGCTTGATGGGGCTGTAGAAAAAGTAAATGTTCCGCCAGTTTGACGCAAACGAGTAGCTGCAACACTTGATGTAATGTATTTCCAGTTTCCATCGTAAAACGCATTTGATGTAAAGACTGAATCATCATTGCCACCAGCAAAAGCGCCATTTGTTCCTGCTTGTAGTGGCTTGTAATAAGAACTCCAAGCACTAGGAGTAACTCCTAATCCAAGGTTGCCTGCACCATCCAAACGCATACGCTCTGCTTGAGAGCCTGCAGCACCTGTCCAATAAGTCAGTATGCTTCCTGCACTTAACAATTCAGAAGTAGTAGTTCGAGCATCATTTAGCGCTTGGAATGTAACACTTGTAGAGCTAGGAGCAATTTCAACGCGAGTTGTTCCGTTTGATACAGCAAATTTTGAGATAGGACTTGCAGTACCAATACCTACATTACCAGAGGAGTCGATGCGTAGGCGTTCTGTGTTGTTAGTGCCAAATATTACAGGACCATTTTCATAGTTATATAAGTATCCATTAACACCATCAAGTTCCATTGTGAAACCATCGGTAGAATTTATACCACTAGTTGAGTTTTGAAGTGCAAGAGATGTAGATGCCGCACTACCTAATGAGCCATAAACAATAAGTCTTCTTGTTGATGTTGCACCTGTAATACCTAATTGCAAATTTCCATCAGCCGTAAGCGTCATTGCCTGAGTAAAGGTAATAGCTTGGCTTACTGTTCCACCACCTAACAATGTACCTGTAGCAGTAGCAGTGATGTTCTGTCCAACAGTAGGCAATGCAGACAATCCACTAAAGAATGCTTGCCATTGTCCTAATGTTGATGAACCTAGAGCAAATACAACATAAGCACGACCACTTGTAATAGAGGTTGAATTTGCTACTCCTGATGGGGCGTTATACCAAATGTGCTGTCCCGCACTTTGAAGGTACTGTGTTGCAAAGTTTGACGCTTTATAAATGTTGTTTGTGCCGTTGAAATAGGCATTAGTCAACATATAAAAGTTTGAAGTAGTGCCAGAAACGTAAGAATAAAAAGCGCCTGTTTGAGTTTCAATTGCTCGAACAGATGATGGCCAAGCACTAGGAGTAACACCAAGTCCTAGATTACCATTGATGTCAATTCTTGCTCTTTCTGTTGCATTTGTACCAAGAGTTAAAACACTAGAAGCACCTGTGGCATACAAAGATAACGTTGCAGAACCACCATACAAATAACCAGATGAAGTTCCACCAGACTTAAACGCAATCAATGAGTCTGCTGAACCATTCAACTCAATACATGAACGACCAGAATTGTTATAAGTAGATGTAGTAGTACCAACTAATAAGTTAGTACCGTCAAATACAAGTGCAGATCCAGTTGTAAAAACCTTTGAGCTGTTCAGATATCCAACACCGTTAGCAGTACCGCCATTGATAGTGACTGTTGATGTGGTTGTTAACGCATTTGCAGTAAGTGTTGTACCGTTAAATGTCAGGTTAGCAGAACCAGCAAATGAACCACCATTGTTGTACTGAACTTGTGTACTAGATCCAGAAGCGCCTGATGTAAAGTCAGTAAACGACAATACTCCACTACCATTAGTCACCAAGGCTTGACCAACTGTTCCGTCAGCACTAGGAAGCGTATATGTAGTAGAACCTGCCGCAGCAGCGGGGGCTAGTCCAACATAACCAGAAGTTGAACCTGCTAATCTTAGAGTGCCTTTGACTTCTAACTTAGAGCCTGGTGATGTTCCAATACCTACGTTACCAGAGGTATCAATCCTCATGGACTCAACAAAGTCTATGTTCTGAACAACAGTACCAGTAGTTAGTGTTCCACTGCTTGTTGCACCCCAGATAGTTCCAACAAAACCATTAGCCGCACCAAAGTCTGGTTGATTACCCGCTGTTAAGTTCGTATAAGTTCTTCCACTTACGATTGCGGTAGTTGAACCCGCAACACCAGATGGTGCTGTAGACCAAAAGTGTTCGCCAGCGTTTTGATAGTATTCTGTTGCTAAACCATTTTCTTTGTAATAAGGTCTAGCACCTGTATTTGTAGCGTTATATGAGTTTGTTGAAAGAGATGTTTTTTTAACACTTCCATTAACAAAATAAGCCAATGATCCTGCAGCACCAAATTCAATTGCTCTATGAATTGATCCCCACGCACTAGGAGCTACACCAACACCTAAGTTAGTGCCATCAAACTGTAGACCAGTGCCAGTAGCAACTTGAGTCGTAGAAGATGCGTATAAAACACCCTTAGTAGTCAAAGATGTTAGATTAGTACCACCATTTCCAACTCCAACAGTTCCAGTTACGTTACCCGCAGTACCAGTGGTATTTTGGTTAAGAGTAGGTACATCACCAGCAACAATGGCCGCTAAAACAGCATTAGCACCGTTAGAACGCAAGTAATAACCATTTGTCTGTGTTCCAGTCAAAGCAGTTATAGCCGCTGCCGCAGTAGATTGACCAGTACCGCCATCAGCAATAGCCAAATCTGTAATACCAGAGACAGTTCCACCACTAATCGAAACACTAGAGGAATTCTGAGTTGACATCGTGCCAAGACCACTGATATCAGTGTTTGACAAGGTGACAGCACCAGTTCTACCCGCAACAGAAGTCACAAGGTTAGTCTGGTCAATCTTCTGCCAAACAGTACCATTGTAAATAGCCCAATCGCCTACTTGCCAATCAGTAATCCCATCAAGATTAGTGCTTCCAGACACTGAAACAACATAATAAAACCCATTAGTTCCAGTACTTGATGTAAGAGTAGGTGTGTTTGTAGTAGCGTTCCATGTACCTTTATAGCTTAATCCGCTAACAATGTTATTGATCTGGTTTTGCAGACTAGCTAACGTATCAAGGACTACTTGACTTGTGCCACCACCATTTGTGATGACCTTAATCTTCTCTGCAATATCAGGAGAAACAACTTCACCAACGTTGATCAACTCACCAGAAGATAAAGAGATGATCAAACTGCCATCAAAGTCGATATAAGCGCTGACTACAGAGACACCATCTTCTCCGTCTTTACCATCCTTACCATCTAGACCTTTAGGGCCATCAAATCCTCGTGGGCCAGTAGCACCATCTCGACCATTACGACCATCTTTTCCATCACGACCATCTTTTCCATTAAGACCATCACGCCCATTCTTACCATCTTTACCATCTTGACCATCTTTGATGTTAGAAATCCGCTTATCAAAGGTTTCAGTAACAACATCGTATTTCTCACGGATATCAGCATCAATCTTCTTGAGTGCTTGGACGACTAACTGAACATTCTCAGCCGCTTTCCTCTGTTGCATCGCTTTGATTTCAGAGACACTATTGCTAACAGAGTTAAACAAGTTGTCAGCAATGCCATCTACTGCACCATCAAAGATTTTATCGATTGCCATTCTGTAACTCCGTGTTCAAACTTTCCAAAAAGTCGTTTTCTACATCGACAACATTGTTTCGTGCATTGTTCATCTGCAATTCTACAATCTTGCTCTTGTTCTTAATATCGGCTTCTTTTAACATCAGTTCAGCAATCTTTACTCGTTTGTCAAACTCATTAGACTCGTTCCCTTGAGGCAGATTCTTCGTTGTAGAAGCAATCACCTTCGCCTGAACTTCTTGAGGCATCAATTGAGCCTCTGTCATCAACTTAGTAGCCTCTGCACGATTCTGCTCTGCTTGTGTCGTATTAACAGCAATCTGAGCCTGTGCCGCTTGCAAAGCCAACTGCTGTTGAACTTGTTGCATCTCTTGGGCTTGTGGGTCAGGTTTACTCATCTGATCCAAAGCACCAATCAACTCATATCTGTTTGTCAAACTAGAGTTGTTCAAGATACCTTTAAGGATCAACGGCAGAACAGGAGTGTTAGGGCCAAGAGTCTGGAGTAAACCAATGAACTGTTGCTGTTCATACTCTCTAGCAATAATACCCAAGGTAGCAGTAGGCATGAACTTCATGTCCACAGAAGGATATCTCTCAGGGTCAAACTGCATATACCTGAAAGCGGCTTTCTGAATGAACGGAATCAAGAAGTCTTCTTGGAAGTTCACCAAGGTACGCTTGTATTTCTTGATAATCGTAGCAACCGCCATGCTCATACCCGCACCATCACGATTACCCTGACTAACCATTCCTTGACTATCCAAAGTACCAGTCGCCTGAAGGAGCATACGTTCAAACTCTTTGGCAGTATTCAGGTTATTCAGACTGGTCTCACCGAACTTGAACGGATAGAGAATCTCTGCGGGATTACCATTGACCATGAAGGCTTTGCCTGGCTTTACCTCAAATCTAGCACCTCTAGGCAGTCTAGTAGCATCCATACCCATCATGGGGCTTGTCGTCAGTGCCAAAGAGTCCAAGTGTGAACGAACTTGAGCATCAATAGCCTTCTGCATATTGTAGGACTTCTCTACAGTGCCGCGACCTAAGAGTCGATTAGGAACTGTATCGTCTTGGTATGTCAGAACAGGACGATCCTTCATCATGTATGGGTTTTCTTCTGCTTTCAGAAGAAGTCCATCATTGGCAATCACAACAATTGCCTCAACCATGTCGGAATAATCCTCTGCCGCTGAGTCATCAGGGAACAACTCTTCGACTTCTACGTCTTTTTCCATCAGATATTCACGAGGAACTAGACCATAGTACGTCAATAAACGCACTTTTTCATCACGATATTGGCTAAGTTCTTGTGTTGGCTCTAAATCTGTGTCTTCATAGGTAGGAGTGATGTCTACCTTACGATAGATACCCTTCTCAATGCCTTCAACAATCTTGTGGATACCAACATACTTCTCAATAGCCACACCCATACAGTCATCTACACTTGTTCCATTAGGGTCAAACAAGAAGTTCTTGGGGTTTACAGGCATGATTTTCACAGCAATGCGTGTCTTTTCTACAACACCAATGGCTGCTTGACCAGTTTGACCAGGAATTGACTGAGTAGCGGGTTCAAAGACCTTTTCTGTCTTAACAACGATCTCACCAATGCCAGTTCCGTAGATTTCTGCCATCAATTCAATTTGATCAATGGATTTACGGATTTTGTCTTGTTTGAAGTCCTCCATGAGTTGAGCTTTTAGCATCTCAACGTCTAAAGGATTTCCATCTATGTCTTTAAGGTCATCTTCAATGTCAAAGAACTCACCTTGACCAAAGATAGCCTCCATGATCTCAGCATGACGAGTCTCAACGGCTTGTTGGGTAGCGGGAGTAACGATTCTAGAGCGTTCAGAGTCACGAGTTTTGTCCTCTGCCGCCCATTCACCACGGAAAATACGTTCGTATTCTAGGTAGTCATCCAAGAAATTGACGTTACGATAGTCTCGCCATCTATCACAATGATCAATAACAAAGGCTGTTAGTTCCTTGTCATTCTCTGTTGGCTCGTAAAACTCGTTTTGATCCATATTAGACCCCGTAGTGGTTGCTTTTCCGCATATTTTCGATTGCGGGTATGACCTGAAGATTGTTCGGCACATGAAGACCGCTAACAAACTCGCCTTGTAGGGGTATTATATGGTCAACATGCCAAGTTTGCCCACTTTCCCTACTACGCATTGCCGCCAATTGGTAAAGGCATTTAATCTTTAGGAGGTCAAACTCTGTTAGCCAGTTTGGTGTTCGCTTCAATTTTGCGCTTTTTCTAGCCATTTGGAGCTTTGTCCGAACTGGTTGATTTTTAGCACGATATCTTGTTAAGGCATCTAAGTGAGCTTGTCTTGAATCACCAGAAGACCTGCGCTTTCGTGCTGCCCCGTTTATTTTGTCTCTGTGTTCCGCATCATATTGCCTATCCCTTAGACATTTGCATTTTTTGCAATAGCCTTGCAATCCATCGCTACGACTCTTATTTTTAAAAAACAAATCTACGGATAAAGTTTCTTTACATTTTGAGCAAAACTTTGTCTCAGACACCTGAAATAATGTCGACTGGTTTCCACTCATCTTCATCACTTTCTTCAAAATAACTTGTTACAGCAAGTTGGTCTATGTAGCTCAAACTATCGGGCAAATCATCGTGAACACCATTAGAGGGAAACATTAGAAGTTGATCAACAAAATCATCCCAGTTTTCTTCTGAATTAAGTATGATTCTGCCATGTTCAAAGCGTCCTTGCAATGCCCAAATAATCCTGTCTGATTTTTTCTTGTTGCCATGAGTAAGGTCTACTATATGAGCGTAAATATTGTTTTTTCGCATCAAATCCGAAAGATATGGCAGAACGGCATTTTTTAATGCCCCCCTTTCAATACCTATAGACAATGGGCGGTAGTCTCTTATTGCCATTAAGATATTTGTGGCAGTAGTTCTAATATCCCAGCGTCCATGTTCTATCTCCTTAACATACCACTTACCATCATCCGTCACCTTCACAACAGCAATAGCAGACTCATCCAACCGCTTCTTAGAATTAGCCGCCTGTTTAGCAACCTCCTCAAATCCCGCCAAGTCCACCGCTACAAAGTAACTCCCATGTTCAGGAATTTCCCCATATTTAACCCATTCCTCTTTAAAAACATCAGCACCCGCATTCGAGAAACTCGCCAAATACTCTTGTTTGAAAGCAAAGCTACTCAGGGTCTTCTTAGCACTTTCTATCTCTTTAGGGTCTATCAAAGGGTTATCTTGAGTCGTAAAGTGCCACGACTTCCAATCCTCATCCTCTCCAGACTCCCCCAACTTGAAGGTATCGTGAAACCAGTTCCTACCTTTAGGAGTCCCAATAAACAAGGCTCTACCCTTCTTGTCAGACAAAGAAGCCCTGATAACCTGTTCCCAAGCCTCTGGTTTAATATCCGCTACTTCGTCTAGTACCGCATAGGTCAAGGACACACCACGAAGCGTATCAGGTCTATCAGCACCACGAACATAGATTCTTGCTCCGTTTATCAGAGTGATATCCAAGTTATTGACGTGGGAATTCTGAATAACCTCTCTTCCAAGGTCTAACAGTAAATCCCAGATAATCTGCCTCGACTGTCCCATCGTAGGACTTACATAAAGCACCGCAGAGCCTTGTGGACACTTTAAACCCTCTATAAGAAGCGTTACAGCCGCCATACGACTCTTACCACACCTACGCCCAGCAGCCACAACCTTAAACCTAGTCTTGTCAGCAAAGACCTGTTGTTGCCATGGCAAGAGAGAAAAATTCAAATCAGCCATACTTAGCCTCTACATCTTCTGGTTGTTCAATGATAGTAGGCTCTTCACCTAATCCAGTGATGTTAATCGTCACAGCACTCCTCTGACTCTTATCCTTCTCAAACATGGAAACAGGTAAAGTCCTATCTAAACACATCTTCAAAGCCACCAATTGATGTGGATGGTCATCATTAAGCGCTATCTCTATCACCTTCTGAGCCACATCCTTACCCCCACTCCTAATCATCAACTCCTTCAACTCCTTGAGCCTCTGATGATCAGTCTTAGGTAAAACCATCGGAGGGTTATCAGCAAACCTCTGTATGGTCATCTTTACAGAACCTTTAGGGCGTCCTCTTCCTCTTTTCAATTGTTCCACTTTATCCTTTCTTGGAGTGTTTCCATTTTGACTTTTTCGGTATAGGGGATGCTCCATCAATATCTTCACGCACCACACCCACCCTCCCCCCCTATCAGGGTTTACCCTACTGTCCATCCATCCAGTACTGTCTATCCATACAGCATAGGGTTTACCCTAGATCGTTATGATTTATAACTATCTGTGAGAGAGAGTGAAGCACCATTTTCAGGGTACTTGATTTAGTTCCATTGCTATCCATGTTCTATTTATCCCTTATCTAATCCCTTACGTTATCCCTTAGTGTCCTTGCATTGGGGCTGTATCTTTATTCGCGGATTCGATAGTAACTAACCCAATGGTATCCAAGGGTTGATCTACCCTGTATCCAATGCCATGCAAGTATTGATACAAGCTCATAAGGTTTTCGAATCCCTGGCTGATATTCCCTTGGCCAGCCGATAAGAGAATCTGCAACTTGGGGTTATCTAGTTTCCGCCTGAACTGTACTGTTGTGCTTTTTGGTGGCCTTGCCATTTTCCAAACCTCACTAAAAAATTGATTTATTTAATTATTGCACACAATAGTTCCAAGGGTAAACCCTATTAGGGATTTGGAGGGGTCAATAGAATCAACAAGTTACAGCAACTGGCATGATTCTTTCACGCTATATATGTGAGAGGGTCGAAAAAATGCTCTCTCTTTTTATCAACTCAATAGGCGTACATCATGAAAAAAACCGACTATCTATCAACTCGCAGATCAATCCGTGAGAATGGCCTGCGCTATACCACGCACATTGCTCAGCATATGGGCGATATTCCTACACTGACAGTTTGCGACTACGTGGCCAACACAATGAGGCAGATTGATTGGTTATCCATGCGACAAGATTTTGCACGCTCTGAGAGGCCTTCAATCGCCTTTAAATTGACTACTTCGCTTCTCTGAAAGGTCGCACAATGAAAAACACTCTTTTAGACCTATTCGCTGCCCTTGTTATTGCTTCTTTGCTTTGCATAGGGTTACTGGCTTATTTTGACGTTCTAGTCAAATAATCTCTTCTATTTTTCTTTTGTTAATAGGCGTAAATATGATCAAAATTTCAAATACTTCAAAATTAAATGCCCGTTCTTGGAGCTTGCAAGCCCTTGATACTTGCCCTGGTTCATGGGCAGCGCCTGGTGAACTAGTAGACGCATGCAGGGGCTGTTATGCCACCACGGGAAATTACAATTATCCCAATGTAAAAGCGCCTAGATTATCTAATCGTGAGGATTGGCAACGGCTCGATTGGGTTGACGATATGGTCAACGAACTAGATCAGGATCGGTACTTCCGTTGGTTCGATTCTGGAGACGTTTACACCCTTGGATTGGCTGAAAAAATCCTCGAAGTGATGATTCGTACACCTTGGGTCAATCACTGGCTGCCTTCCAGAATGCATAAATTTCCCAAATTTGCCCATGTTTTCGCTCAAATGGAAGCTTTGCCTAATGTAAAAGTGAGGTTTTCGAGCGATTCTATCCAAGGGGAATATATTGAAGGTTTGCACGGATCGGTGATCGGGCCTGACGTTTCTACTTTCCAAGCCAGAGACGGGGTTAAATTGTGCGAAGCATATGCGCACGGCGGTAACTGTAATGGATGTCGTGCTTGCTGGGATAAATCTATCCCGCTGATTGCATATCCCGCTCATGGCCAAAAAATGGCACGGGTTATCAAGCTCAAGCAAATTTAAGGGGCGCTGATGATCTATGCAACCCTCGCTCTAATTCTCCGAATACTTACAAAACGCTAACCCTTAACCCGCCATTGTGCGGGTTTTCTTTTGTCTGAAATCAGCCAAAAAACGCAAAACCCTCACTCTGTGTTGTCGATCAGTACAAAACACGCTCAAAACGGGTTTAAATCTGTTTTAGAGGGGTTTCCGCCGCCAGCTTCGATTAGGTTTTTCAGGGTTTCATTCAATGCCGACAATTCTGTCATTTTGTAAACCCTCCAGAGTGCCTTAGTGCCATGGTGTGAATTGTGACAATCACGGCATAAAGCGATCACGCAATATTGTAGTTTTTGCTCTATGTGATGTGCATCACATGGCCCATGTTGACCACACACTGAGCATGGCAATAGTTTTACTCTCCCGATGTGCGCTCTCTCTTTTGCGCTTAGTTTGTTGTTCAAGTTGTGGCCTTTTGTTCAAGTCGTGCCGAATACTGGGCGGTTCTCCAGCACTCTACTTTTGCTTGGGCTGCTGTCATCAACCAGCGATACCGCTCCTCAATTTCCACGGCTGCCCTGATTCCTTCGAGTATCTCTACATATTCAGGGTGAGCATAAGCGAATGTGTCCTGCTTCCCAAGTACCTCAGTTTTTGCAAGGCTTTTTAGTTGTGCGTGTTTTGATTTCCTGAATTCCTCCAAGAACATACGATCAGACTTAGCCTTCGCATATAGAGGGGCTGTATCCACGATAAACTGAATTGCTCGGGTAGGCTCGTTCATTTGATCTCCCGTTCATAGTGTCGGTATGTAGGGGCTGGTTTATCTCTACCGCATCTCCTACCATGCTCGTTAGCCTCTTGCAAAGCCTGAAAAGCCCATTTGCAGTTAGTACACACCCAGTAGGGCGGGTTGCCTGGTGCGTCTTTCTTTTGTTCAATCATAGGTAACGACCCTTTGTCGGATAATTTTGGCGCAATCTT